TTACATTTCAGGATTCATTTGTAAATCTTTAATTTTTTCTAATGATGTAAGAAAAGATTGTAATACAGGGGATATCCACCTAGATTTATGATATATCGCATGGCTTTGTATTAGTGATGGTGTTTGGATTTGTTTAAATATTAATTGCTCTTTTTTACAATTTTCTTGCACAACAATATGAGGAAGAATAGCAATTCCTAACCCGCACATGACGGATTGCTTAATAACTTCAATACTAGAAGTTTCGAATGTTTTATCAGGAATTGTTCCATTCATATGTAAATAATGATTTACCATCTTCCTATATCCGCAACTTTGTTCTGTATAAATAAACTGAGAATCTTGTAAAAAATGAAATGGATTATCATATGGGACCAAATCGGTAGGAAAAATCCATCCAAATGTTTCATCAAATAATGTCGAGGTTATAAAATTATCGTGTTCTATAGCTTCTCCCATTAAGAAGATAATATCAGTTTCACCGTCTTGGAGCTTTTTCAATGCTTGTTCATTCGTAGCTGTTTCGAGAACGATATGCACTTGCGGATTTTTTTGTTTGTAAGCTTGTAATAATCGAGGTAAACGATATACTGCTAAAGATTCATTAGACGTAATTGTTAAAGTTCCTTTAGGATGATCAACATTTTGTGGTATTTCTTGTGCTTTTTCATATATAGTTAATAACTCTAACGCATATGGATAAAATTGATGACCTGCCTTTGTAAGAAGTACTTTTTTCCCTAATCGGTCGAAAAGTGGAATTTGTAAATCATTTTCTAATGATTTAATATGGGTCGTCACTACATGAGATATAACTTTAACCAAATACCACAAGAATTAAAAAACGCTCCCCATTGGATCTTATGGCGGTCAGAAGTAAGAAATGGTAAGAAAACGAAAGTTCCTTATCAAATCAATGGGGAAATGGCTCAATCAAATAACAAGAGAAGTTGGTCAACGTTTCCGACAATCATAAAGTTTTATGAGCAAGGTGGATATGACGGAATTGGTTTTATGTTTTCTAAGGATGATCCATTTGTAGGAATAGACATTGACCACTGTATCCAAGAGGGCGCGCTTACAGACCTAGCTGAAGATATGATTGAAACGTTAAATAGTTATACGGAATACTCTCCAAGCGGTGACGGCATCCACATCATTGCTAAAGGGACATTGACACTTAAAGGACCAGGCACAGGACGTAAAAACGTTGATCTTGGATTAGAAGTATACAGGCATGGACGATATTTCACTTTCACAGGTGACTGTTTAGAGCAAAAGAATGTGGAAGACAGAACGGAAGAATTTAAAGTTTTATTCGATAAGTACCTAAAAGAAAAACCACAACCAGAACGTAAAGTAAACACAGTTTCATCAGATCGAGAAGACATCAGCAATCTTTCTAATGCGGAATTATGGGAGCGAATGTTTAACAGTAAAAATGGTGGGAGTATTAAGGATTTATTCCAAGGGATTCTAATAAACAATGACCATTCCTCAACGGATTTGGCTCTTTGTAATCATTTAGCATTTTGGACAGATAAAGATGCTGTGAAAATGGATTCTATGTTCCGTGAAACTTCCTTGCTTCGTGATAAATGGGACAAGATTCATCATAGTGATGGTAGTACATACGGACAAAAAACCATTGAAACAGCAACCTTTTCTACTCCTTCCACAATAGCTGATTATGAGACATCGCAAGAAAAACCTTATGAGATATACATTTCTGAAGGTATCTCAACGATTGAAGATACAGACGAAATCATTGATGAAGTACCAAGATTCCATTTAACGGAGTTGGGAAATGCTGAACGCATCACTTACTACCACGGTAAAAATATTCGTCACTGTAACGAGTTGGAATGGCTCATATGGAACGATAAGCAATGGCATGAAGATAGCAAAAGACAAATCGAAGCTTTAACAGCTCAAACATTAAGAAATCTTTACAAAGAAGCTGAAGTTGAACAAGATAAGTCACTTGCTAAACAACTTTATAGCTGGGCGAAAAAGTGTGAAAAGCGATCTATACGAGTAAGTAGCATATTAGATGTAAGGCCAATGGTATCAGTCAAAAAGAAAGAGTTAGATGCTCATAGTTTCCTTTTTAACTGTGAAAATGGGGTTGTCGATTTAAAAACTGGGGAATTATCGCCACATGATCGGGAGTTATTAATAACAAAAATTTCACCTATCAAATATGAAAAAGAAGCTAAATGTCCGAATTGGATTTCATTCTTAGAAAGCATTTTCCTTACACCAGATGGTAAAGCCGATCATGAGTTAATCGAATTTCTTCAAAGGTCAATTGGTTATTCCCTAACAGGGGAAACGAAGGAACAAGTTATGTTTTTCCTTTTCGGAAATGGTAGAAACGGTAAATCGACTTTTATCAATGTCATTCAAGATTTAATGGGTGATTACGGAAGACAAACAAACAGCGACACTTTCATCAAAAAGAAGAACGATTCGGGAATCAATAATGATGTGGCCCGACTTGATGGGGCGCGGTTCGTGTCAGCCGTTGAGAGTGAAGAAGGACAGCAATTAGCGGAATCATTAGTTAAACAAATTACAGGTGGAGAAAAGATGTCAGCGCGTTTCCTTCGCCAAGAATACTTTGAATTTACACCGCAATTTAAAGTGTTTTTCACTACAAATCATAAACCAATTATCAAGAATAATGACGAAGGTATTTGGAGAAGGGTTCGATTAGTTGCATTTACTGTGACAATCCCAGAAGACAAGATTGACTATGATCTTCCTACAAAGTTAAGAGAAGAAATGTCTGGGATTTTTCGTTGGGCGGTTGAGGGTTGCTTGAAGTGGCAGACAAGCGGATTAGGAGAATCATCTGCTATCAAAAAAGCAACTAATGACTATCGTGAAGACATGGATATGTTAGGGCCATTCTTTGAAGAGATATGTGTTGTTGATACTAATGCCAAAGTTGAAGCAAAACGAATTTATAAACTTTATAAAGAATGGTGTTTTAAAAATGATGAAATGGAAATGAAAAATCGTCAATTTTATCGCCAGTTAGAAACAAGAGGTTTCAAGAAAAAACGGAGCAACGGAAATAAAATATTCTTCTATGGAATTGGAGTTGCTGGCGAACAGTATCATTTACACCTTGAAGAAGTTACTAAAAGTAACTCTAGTAACGTAACAAACATTAATCGAAAAAAGCTGTAACCGTTGATATATAAGGTTTTATTATGAATTGTAATTTATTAACAGTTACTTTTGTTACTTATTTTCCCTGTTCCCCTCTATAAAAAATAAATAAATAAAAAAATATATATATTATATAGAGCTTTAATACTATTTCGGATAACTTTGGTAACTAAGTAACTTTTTGAAGGAGTGAATGTTTTTGCATCCCAAACAAATATGTATTGATGTCCAGTCGATGGGTGCAAAACTCATCCTGGATGGAAATGATTTATTTATCGAAAATCCAGAAAAGATTGGTCCTGAAATTGAATCGGTTATTAAAGAATACAAGTTACGAATTGTTAAGTAGCTACAGGGTAATTATTCGGATCAGGAGCACGCGGTAAAGCAAACGATTGATAAAATCATGAATTTCTTTATCGGTGTGGATCAAGATATGAATTCGAAAATAAATGATTGGTTTAATCAAGATGAAGATGCTGCAAGGTTGGTTATGGAATTAGCCTTAAATTTCTCAATCAATGGATGGACGTATGTAAGAGAATCAGTAGCAAACTATGAAAATAAATTAACGGACGAACTTTCATTGAATTTATATAATCGTGCGATGGCGTACTTTAGGGGGTCTAAATAGATGCCAGCAGTTCACTATAAATATACGGATACAGAATTAAAAGCAATCCTTAAGACATTAGAAATCATTGTAGATACAAGGGAACAAAAGAACACTCATGTACTTGATTATTTTAGAAAAAAGAAAGTAGATTTTAAGATTCGTGGAATGAAAACCGCTGATTATTCAGCAATGATTCCAAGTAATCCAGAAATGGGAATCACTCGTGATGTTTATTTAAGTGCTGGGATTGAAAGGAAAAACGGTGTAGATGAATTAGTTCAATCGATTAAAGATCGGACACGTTTTGAAAATGAATTGATTCGCGCTTCTAAAAATCCATTTGTTTTGATTGTGGAAGATTTACAAGGATACCAGAAAATATTGAAGGGTGAGTATACAAGTAGATACAAGCCTGAATCATTGTTGGGTAGTCTTAAAACTTTCGAAGTACGATATGGATTTTCTACAGTTTTTATTGATCCTATCACTACTGGAAATTACATTTATCATCATTTCTTATATATGGCGCGTGAATTATTGAAAAAAGGATTTATTTAAAAATGAGAGGGGAAATCAAAATGAATTGCCTGTTTAAAAAAGAGGAACATTTAACACGTTTTTTCGGAACAAATTGGAACAGCAAACTATCCCTTAAACGTTGGCATGATTCACGCTTAAAACAATATGGCTTATATTTTCGTGATAGTTATATGGAAATGCGTTTCGGTAAGTGGGTTTTACGTTATAGAAACAATAAATAAAAGGGAGAGATTGAAATGAAGCAATGGAGAACGGTGTTTTTGAAGTGACTCAATTATTAGCAGAAGCGAAGGGAGTATTTGACTTGACCAATTGAACTATACTCGAACCCTCTTCGGGTTCAGCTGATATACGTGTAAAACTAGGTCAGAGTTGATATATTATTTATTAATAAATGTTCGTTTTTGTTATGTTATATATTTGAAAATATATAACAGGCTATCTGTTGAACTAGCTGTAACAAAATATTGTTTCAAAAATATTTTTGTTACTTTATTAAGTAAAATATCTTTTTGTTACAACAAAATATGTTTATTAAAAAATAAAATACAGTCTACGACATGAAGTTACATGTATCTGGGCTGCACTCCTATTAAGTAGCTTGATTTTACTGAGATAAGATATTGCTAAAATGATTATCATAAACATTTTCTAAAATTGTACTGTGCAACTTTTTATTCAGTATTAAAAAAGATGCGCAATTTGCACATCTTTTAAATTTATTTAAGAAGTCGATTAATTAAAGTGATAAATTTTAATTAATGTTAATAGATAGGTTCGTTTTTATTTTTAAAAAATTATTTAATTGCACCTAATGGTATATTTTGAGGTAGAGTAAATGTTGGGATTTGAGAAGAAACTCCAGAGAACATTAACGTATTAGGATCTGGGGATGGTAATCTTGTGCCTTCAAAATGTGCAAAAAAAGAGCTATCTGAGAGTGTACCACCATCTGGATCACTAGTATCAGCGTAAACTTCTATTGTATCTCCAGCTGCTAATCTTACCATAGTAGAAACAGTTATAACATTAACAAATGAAGTATTTGCACCCATAAAATCTTGATCAAAAGCTAGAGGATCAGTCGTATTACCATTAAGAACAAAATATAATCCGGTTATATTTTGTGAGTTTTGTCCTGATACGAAACCTATAGTTGAAATAAGTGCATAAACTCCATCTTCGTTTGGTTGAAATGTTGATGTTGCACCTCCAGTGTATTCATTGTTTAAATCATATTGTTCTGTTTCAAATGTAACTTTATTAACAAAACCGCTAATAAATTGAGACTGATTTTTAATAGCTCTGAATGCTGAAAATGGTGTTGGTCCAGTAGGTCCAGTAGGTCCAGTAGGTCCAGTAGGTCCAGTAGGCCCTGTAGGTCCAGTAGGTCCAGTAGGTCCAGTAGGCCCTGTTGGTCCAGTAGGTCCTGTTGATCCTGTTGGTCCAGTAGGTCCAGTGTTGCCAGTAGGTCCAGTGCTACCGGTGGGGCCTATTGGACTTGTTGGTAGTGTAAATGGTGGAATCGGTGGTAATGTAGGACCAATTAAATTTGGATCTAGTGCAGCAGCACGTAAAATTTCAGAGGAATTCAATTTTTTTTCCTTTGACAATATATTCACCTCCAAAAATCTCTAATCATACTTAATAAATGCACAATAAGAGTGAGGGGTGAAGATATTTTTGGCAAAAGGAAGCAGGTGACTATAATACGAAAACTAAACAAAAACGCTATTTTGTTAAGAAAGTAGAATGGTGATATGTTACTTTAAAATGCTATCTTAGACAGATATTATATTTAGGATAGGTTAATATAACTTCATTTTTTATAACTTAATATATCTAAAACTCCTTCAAGTTTTATTCTGAAGGAGTTTAATTTTATAGATAATCAGGATTAATGAAATTAGTTATAGGCTTAATTTGACGATGTTAAGTGCGAGGCTATTTATATTGCTATCATTAAGAGTAGTAGGATCAAAAGATGGACTAGTGTTCCTAAGCTGAAGTTGTGAATTGGCTGGAATCCTTAAAATAGCTTCGCCACTTAGTTGCAGAGTGTCTAAATGTAAGTCTATAGGTCCTGAATTAGCTACAAGTGCAAAACGAGTTTGCAAATTAGGGATTTCGTTAAATGGAGGACCTAAGAACACTCCAACGGACGGGACATTGCGTTTCTCTGGTATTAGTACTGTTAAAACATAAGAAATATAATAATCCCCAGCTTGAGGGATATTAATAGTATTGCCAGTCCTAGTAATACCTCCAGCTATGGCAGGGCTGTCATTTGTAAATGGATAGGGGTCTCCAAAATTTATGGTAATTTGCCCTCCGATTCTCCAAAAATTACCATAAGCAGGAGAGAATATTCCGGTGTTACCAGCAGGTCCAGTGTTTCCGGTAGGCCCGGTGTTACCAGTAGGTCCAGTGTTTCCGGTAGGCCCGGTGTTACCAGCAGGTCCAGTGTTTCCGGTAGGTCCGGTGTTGCCAGTAGGTCCGGTGTTACCAGTAGGTCCAGTTGGTAATGTGAATGGTGAAATGGGTGTTAATGTAGGACCAATCGAACTTGGGTTTAATGCAGCACTACGTAAAATTTCATATGAATTCAATTCATCTTCTTTAGACATACGTTTACCTCCCAAAATTTCTAATCATATTTAATAGATGCACAATATGAGTCGAATATGAACAAATTTTGAGGAAGATAAGGAAGACTTAACAAAAATTTCATTTTGTAGAAAAGGGGAATGGATATGAAAAGACATTCAAAGGATGGAAATGTAACAATTAAAGAAAAAGTTGAAATGTTTGAGTGCCCAGATTGTGGATTTGGTTTTGATGCATTTCATGAAATTGATGATGAACATGGTGGGTATGAATGTCCTGTATGTGAGCTAGATGAAAACAAAAGAGCAGCTAGCAAAAGCTAACTGCTCAGCAGGTAACCATTTTTGTAGTAGGATCCATCATATTAAAAGAAGATGGTATGTTCAAAGGAACGATTTAACTTATTCGAGCGCCTTCAAAATATGTTAGACGGGGAGATCCTATAATAGTTCCGTTTGTTGACCCAACTTCAGCAAATACGTCAACTCTGTCACCAGCCTGTAATTGTACGATAGTAGATGTTTTTACAATAAGTCCTTGATTAGACAAGCCACTTTGCTCGTTTCCAGAAACACTGCTTCCGTTTACTCGTATGTCTAGAATTATTGAGTAAGATGATGCTGAGGTAGGGGAAAAGGCAATGCTTGTATCAAAAGTATATATACCATTTTGACGAGGGACAAATATCGATGTAGAGGGATCATACTCATTATTGATGTCAAATATCTCCGCCGGAAATAAAATTCTAGTAGGTTCATTAGCAATAAGTGGTTGAAAGGTATTTTGTGTAGCCTTAAAAGCTGATTGTCTTTCACGCTCGCTTTTACAATTACAATATACATTAACGATTGTTTTATCTGAACTATGGCAAGAAGATTTGTCCTTTTTGTAATCATCTTCATAATAATAGCAATCGTAATTATCAGAGTATTTTTTTCTATTCATTTTGTAATTAACGACTCCTTTTCATTTTTATAATTTAATTTATTCATAAAAAAGAAAGTTGCAACAGTGTTTGTCCATACATTTTCAATTTTTTGGGATATGATGACCTTGTGTAGGTCCTACTGTAAATGCGGAATGTACGTAGTAGATGAGTGCAGAACTAATATTTGAATAAAATAATCCTTTTATTAGAAAGTGAGGTTAGGTTCACGTTGAACCTGAGCTTAAATTCAAAAATTTCGTTTCTTAGAAAAAACGACTTTATATAATAAGGAAATTTAACGTTTAAATCTTTTCTGAATGCAATAGGTCATGTGGACGGTTAAACGTCTAAAAACGCGCAATAATAGTATATAAAATGATTCATCGGTTTTTAGGTGAAAATGAAGGGGGAAAAACGATGGGAAAGCATAAAAAACGGAAGATAAAGAAGGCAATCGCTCGTAGAGCTAAGTTAGTCGATAAATACCAATTTGATAATGCTTGGAGAAACATATTTGTCAAAAGTGGATTCTTAAATAAGTGAGGTGGAATACACATTGCTAGATTGGTTGAAGGATTATCATAAGTTAGAAGATGAAATTATCTACTTAGAAAATGATTTAGGTCGAAACAAAAGAGAATTAAAACGCTGGAGGGGTGGTGATTTATCTAAATATAAATTAACCCCTGAGTCAGATGGTACAAAAGTAGAAGATCATATCGAACGGATTGAATATAATCTTGCTCATAAAATGAATGACTTATATGATTTGAAAAAAGTAATTTGTACATTCCACGGTTTGGAACACAAGATCATGCATGGCAAGTATGTGGAGGGTAAAACGTTAGAAAAGATTGCTGAAGAGTTAAATTACAGTCCACGTTATATCTATAATAAACATTCACAAATAAAGCGTATGATTGAATATGCCCAAAAGCTAAGTTAACAAAATATTAAGTTCACATTAGTTCATGTTAACTATTGCAAAAATGGTTTATAGTAATAGCATAGACATTTGACGAAAGGGCAACTGGTGCACGGTTGCTCTTTTATAGTATAAATTAAACTCTTAATTCATAGTAGTTTGTCCAAACACACCTCTTCTCTACGTTACATATCATAAAGTGAATAGAGGAAAGGAGAAGATTAGTATGTCCTATTATTATTGTAAATATTGTGATGATTATAAGAAAAAAGAACATAAATGTTCTAAAAATCATGATAAATATTGTGATAAAAAAAACCAAATCAATGTGAAAGTTGATTGTTGTTGTGGAAATAAAAATGATCCATCTGTAAGAGCTTCAGGGTTCAACGCTACATCAAATGAGGATCAAAGAATTAGTGCAAGTACTTTGGTAGATGTTTTATATCAAATGGAACAATTTGACTATGATAACGAATATAATCCTGCAACATCTACATTCACTGCTAAAACAGCAGGTTTATATATTTTTAATCCAAGCATAGTTTTTAACCCTGACAATGAAGATGTTCCATTATCTATAGCTTTAGCTTTATTTATAAATAATGAATTATTTACAAGAGGGATAGATACAGAATATCATGCCAGATCACCTCAGTTTATAGGTTTTGTAGTGAAAGATACTGTTATCGTGCAATTAAATGCTGGAGATCAAGTGAAGGTTAGGGTATTCAGTCCTCAATCAGGAGTGATAGCAGAGAGTACTAGTACGTCTTTTTCAGCTGGTAGATTTCCTTCTCCGGCATAAGAGAAGTAATAAAAGGCATTCCTTATGGAGTGCTTTTATTGTGTACGGATATTAAAATATCACATACCGTAATGTATGATTTAATTAGTAACACTGTAATTAAATGTGCATATAGTATCGTATGAAATAAGACGACTCCACTTATTTCACTTGTAACATAATCACCTTCGAAGAGTATCCTGGTTAGATACTCTTTTCTGTTGTGTAAATAAAGATGGAATATAAAGAGAAAAAGTGCATATAGTGTTATAGAACGGTTACCCCATAAACATTGTAGGAGGGCACTTACTAGGGGAGTGCTCTCTTCTGTTGTGTCACCTTTTGATAAGGACAAGCATATATTGAAGTATAGGACAACCCTCCAGCATTGTCCTATTCAATACTCATAGCAACTCCCTATCACATGAAGAGCATCTACTGCCATGGATGCTCTTTTTAATCATGTAATAAACATTTTTTACACCTAAAAAGGAGAGTTGAAGCTCATGATGTATACTTCCATTTTAAAGCGTGATTTAAGCTATTCTGACGCTCTAAATGTATTAATGGTAGGTAAGAAGGTAACTCGCTCTATATGGGAAGGATACTGGTTTTTAACCCGTAAAGCACAGGTGACTGAAACGAAAGATGATGATTATGTAAGAAGTTTTGATTTAAATCCAACTATTTTCGCAGTGCTAAAAGATATGAGCGGTGTAGCACCTGCTCAACCGTATCAAGGCGATATGTTGGCAAACGATTGGATGATTGTAGAGTAAATAAGTGTCTCACAAACAATTGATTATGAGACGTGAAAGCATAACCCTTTATATCAATGATTCTATTGTATCAAAACTATGTATCAAAAACTAATGATTTCGAGACAGGGAATTGATACAATGAAACCATCAAAGATAAAGGGTGATGGTTAAATGATATTTGGATATGCGCGTGTTTCAACGAAAAAGCAAAGTTTGGATATGCAATTAGACGAATTGAAACGTTTTGGTTGTGAGGAAATCGTCACAGAAAAAGAAAGTGGAGCTAAAAAAGACAGGATTGAGCTTCAATCACTTCTTGGAAAGCTTCGAAAAGGTGATACATTAGTTGTTTATAAACTAGATCGTTTAGGAAGAACAATGCATCAGCTTGTTAATTTGCTTCAAGAGTTCAATGAAAAAGGTATTCACTTTGTATCTATTAAAGATGGTATTGATACATCTACAACAGTGGGAAGATTTTTATTCCATATATTTGGTGCAATGGCTGAAATGGAGCGGGAAGTTATTAATGAACGTGTTATAAGTGGTGTAGCTGCTGCTAAGGCAAGAGGACGCGAAGGTGGCAGAAAGAAAGCCCATACGCTACAACAGATTGAAGGGATGCTGAAAATGATAGAACAAGGTGAATCGAAAGTAGCAGTATGTGAGATGTTTAATGTTTCAAGAGCAACCTTGTACAGATATATAAGGGAAAATGAAAACAATAAAACAAATTTAAAGTAGCGAAACATCGCTGCTTTTTTATTTTGTCACCGTTTAAGAAGGACGAGCATATATTAGGAGTAAAGATGAAGTATAGGAGTGATAAATATGTTCTTTGCAAAGTTACGTGGTGAGAATGAAGTTCCACCAGTAGAAACAGATGCTCGAGGAGAAGCATTCTTTAAATTAAGCCGAGACCAACTAAGACTAAAATTCAAGCTAGATTTATTTGATATAGAGAATGTAGTAGTTGCTCATCTGCATTTAGGAGCGAAGGGAACGAACGGTCCTGTTGTAGCTTTTTTATTTGGTCCTATAACAAATCCGGTTTCGATTGAGTGTGCAACTTTAACTGGAACAATTACTCAAGAAGAATTGGTTGGTCCATTGGCTGGTCAAACATTAGACGATCTAGTAGAAGAAATTAATTCTGGAAATATTTATATTAATGTTCATACCGTACAATATCCTAATGGCGAAATTCGTGGTCAATTGTATCATTGCTAATGACAGTATTGAAAATATTTTTAGTGTAAGATATAAAGCATCTATTTGGGTGCTTTTTTATTTTGGATGAGGTGAGAGTGATGACTAAAATCAAACGTTGGCTTACAAAAGAAGGTTTATTAAAGATTGAAGGATGGGCGCGTGATGGTCTTATTGATGAGCAAATAGCTTATAACATGGGAGTTACTCGCGTTACGCTCCATAATTGGAGGAAGAAGCACCCAATCATGGATCAAGCTGTACGTCGTGGTAAGGAAGTAGTAGACCGTGAAGTGGAGAATGCACTATTAAAACGTGCGACTGGTTACACGTATGAAGAAGTAACCGTTGAAAGAGAAAAGAATGGTGATGATGAATATCAAAGCGTAGAAACAAAACGAGTGAAACGACAAGTACCACCCGATTCTACAGCCATTATCTTCTGGTTAAAGAATAGAAAGCCTGATGCATGGCGTGATAGACGGGAGATTGACCATAGCGGTGAGATGAAACAAACCGTTGTACAAAAGGCAGATTTAAGTAAGTATACGTCAGAGGAGTTGAAACAACTTGAAAGCCTCCTTAAAAAATCTACCGACAGTTGATGAGATACAAAGGGAAATAGCTCGTCGTGATTACTACGAGTATGTGTGTTATGTACATGAAGGTAGGTATAAGAAAGCACCACATAGTGAATTCGTTGGGCGTGTTATTCCAGAAGCTATTGATAAGAAGAAACAAATGAATGCAGGTGAGATACCAACCACGAACCAATACATTGCTATCAATATGCCACCACGTCATAGTAAGTCCATGACCATTACAGAGACCTTACCATCTTATTATTTGGGTAACTTTCCAGAGGATAGAGTGATTGAGATAAGTTATAGTGATACATTCGCTCGTCGTTTTGGTAAGAAGAATAAAGAGAAGGTCAAAATGTATGGTACTGATTTATTCGATATTCATATATCAAAAGAAAGCTCTGCACATGATGAATGGTTACTTGATAATGAAATAGGTGGAATGATCTCACGTGGTGTGTTATCAGGTATCACTGGTATGGGTACGGACTTAATGATTATCGATGACCCGATTAAGAACCGTGAGGAAGCGGATAGTGAGACACATCGCGGTAAGATATGGGATGAATGGATAGACTCCTTCTCTACTCGCTTACATCCTGGTGCAATCGTCATTTTGATTCTAACAAGATGGCATGAAGACGATTTACAAGGTAGGTTATTAAGTGAAGAATACGGTAAGCCTTTGCCGTGGCAAGTATATAATCTTCCACTTGAAGCAGAGGAAGATTATGTAATAGGACGAGAAGTAGGTGAACCATTGTGGCCCGAACGATATGGACTCGAGTTTATTCAAGAACGGAAACGATATCCAAGTAGCTTTAACTCTTTGTATCAAGGTAGACCAACCGCAGCCGAAGGGAATCTATTAAAACGTGCATGGTGGCAGTATTACGATACATTACCAAAGATGGTGCATATCATTATGAGTATTGATGCAACGTTTAAAGATGAAGCAGACAGTGACTTTGTTTGTATCCAAGTATGGGGCAAGAACGGTGCGGATATGTATTTAATCGATAACCTCAAGGCGCGTATGAACTTCCCAACTACACTACAAGCTATACGCAATATGGTAAGGAAACATCCGAAAGCGCACGCTAAATTAGTAGAGGATAAAGCGAATGGTCCAGCAATTATTTCAATGTTAAAGAATGAAATAGGTGGTATCATCGCAGTAAATCCGCAGGGCGGAAAAATAGCTCGTGTAAATGCGGTCTCACCATACATTGAATCGGGGAATGTGTATTTACCAAGGTATGCACCTTGGGTACATGACTTTGTGGAAGAGTGTGCATCATTCCCACAAGGCAAGAATGATGACCAAGTAGATACAATGTCACAAGCATTGAATCGATTTATCTATTATCATGCGAATGAAAAGTTCATTCCAAAAGAACCAGTGACATTAGAAGAGAAAGTACATCGACACATCATCAGGCTTACAAGAGGTCGAAGGAAAGGAGGGCAACTACAATGACGTATGTTGTCTTTTTTGTTCTGGTTGCAGTCATTGTATTTCTTGGTGTATTTGCTTATGAAATGGAACGGGTACACCAAGGGGAACGTGATATGTGGAAGCAAGAACGAAAAGAATTATATGATCGTATTCAAGCGCCATCTTTTGCGGAGTACAAGCAGGGAGAAGTGAAGATGGTGAAAGCACAGAAAGAGGAAAAGCCTGCACCAACATTCCATTTAGAATAGGAGCGTGTCATAAATGGCAAAAGTGTTTCGCTTAACATTAGGTAGCATTGATAAATTTGCAGTAGCTGAAGATTATGAGGAAATGTATGAAAAGAGAGCTGAAGTTGACCCAACATTTGCATATACACCAGTGGAGATTCAACTGTTGCATGTGGATGGATATGAAATAGAAGCTCATAAAGTACCAATAGAAGAACCTAAGCAACAGGGATTGTTAGAAGTTCAGGAAGCACCTGAACAATCTGAATCTTGGATTGAAGGTGCTACAAAAGCAGAATTAACGGCACATCTTGAAGAAAAAGGTGTGGAAGTGAAAAGTAAAGCGACTTTAAAAGAGTTAAAAGAGCTTGCGTATCAAACCGTGTAG